CCCAACACCACGCACAATGTTCGTCGCTTAATACCGGAATAAATTCATTTTCAATCACACATAGATATGTGTGGAAATTAAAAACTTTGTCATTACTAACAAATGTTTCTAATGGAATTGTTTTAATTATTTTTGGAAGAGTGCCAATTTCTTCAGCTATTTCACGTTGAAGACCTTGCCAGGGATTCTCATTTTGTAGATTTGTGCCGCCAACAAGACCCCAAGTGCCTGCGTGTTTGCCGTTAGATTTTTGTAGTAATAAAAATCTTCGTGTTGATTTAGCGTAGAATAATGCTCCGCTACAAACAATACGATCTGTTAAAGCTCTAGTCTCCATCCGCCTGCCCTATATTCACCTTCAAACGATTTAGCCCAATAAACGCCATTCCAGACGTATTGTACTCCAGTGTATATATTAGTTTGATAGAGCAATGTGTCTGATTCCTGAGCAGAATCAAAAATTACATTCCACTGAGTGCCCGTCCACTCGATAATGTCATTAGCATGGGCAATAAAATCAGCACCGCCAGTAGATTTCCAAGCATCTGGACCATCTTGATTAATTTCTGCACCAATATCTTCAACAATTAAAAATCTATCTCCAGCATTGACATTTTGCATACCTTGCCCTGGATATACTTTTTCCGGATCAATGATAGCATCAAACGTTCCTGGACTAGCTGGACGATAGCTACTAGCAGAATTATAACTTGGATCGCTGTCTAAATTTCCACTACTGTCAATACCTGTGTTAGTATTTAAAGTATCATTATCCCAAGACACAGTTAGTATAGTTGGATCTAACGGACTTATTGCTACAGTGCCTACCACTTCAGTTCCGTTTGCCTGAATCAAATAAAGTGCGCTAGAACCAGCATTGTATTTTCCAGGATACTGATCAAAGACTGTTTGCCATTCTATTGGAGTTCCTTGACGAACTGGAATATCTAGTGTAGGTTCTCTTGGAACACTGCTTTCTGTTTTGTGTAACAGTATAGCTTGGTTATTATAAACTTGTATATTGTAATCTGTAATAGTTACAACTTCTCGTGTAAGCAAAGGCCCCATGGTAATATCGACACCAGCTAACGGTTGTCCTAAACCTTCTATATAACTATTATTATCAACAGTTGCACCTTGATGAACACTTGTAATAATTTTTGTAATAACGCCCAAATGTTTAACTTTAACAGGCGGACTAATCCAGATTGGAGTAGTAAATGTAAGACTTGCAATATCGATAGGAGTGTCGTTACCAACAGGAACAGTTCTACTTGACCAAGTTACTTGATCTAAATTTAAAACAGAAAGGCTGGTCCAATCAATGTAGTTGTCAGTTGTTTGTAATTCTAAACTAGGGTTAAACAACACTAACAGTTGCTCTAATAATTGCAATTTTTGTTCAGTGTTAGCAGTCCATATATCGCATTTAAGAGTTAGCTTAAACGGAGTTGGCATTAATCTCTCAACAGTATAGTTGCGTCCTTGGCCAGTTGTATAAACTGGATTTAATGGATCACTATCGTTAACTTCTCTTTCACGAACGTGTACTTTTCCAACAAATGAAGAGTCACCCAGGCGAATTTTGTCCATTTCTAAACCAGATATGTAAACACTCATTCGAGGTGTACTGTTAATTTTGTTTTCACTGTTTTGACGTAGTATAGACGCTGCTTGTCTGTCAGCATCGCCGTACATAACTGGAACACGCACTAGTGTACCGTCACCATATCTCACTGTAAAATTACTTAACACACGAATTGTTTGTGTAAGATAACGTCTTATTTGTCCATCATAAAAATGTTGCATTATAAATCTGCCTTTGGTCTAAGAGCTTTTGATAAACTTTGTCGTTGCGCTTCACGGTTATTACATAGGCTTAACTTCCAAGTACCCGCATACGGAATTGCCTGTTGTTCAGTATCGATTATTGGTAGACTAATTCTAATCTTCCCTGCTGGATTGGTGTTAATAATGCCAGTGTGGTCAGCAATGGTAAATGCAATTTCTACAGCGTTTAGTTTTAGAACTAGATAAAGAGCTGTAGTTTGATAATCTATATTAGTATTAAATTCAAATACATCTGCTTCAAGGTTAATCCAATCAATAGCCACTGCTTCGTTATAGATATAAGTTGTGTTGTTAATAAATCCTGTAGTATGTGTTTGACGAGTATCGTTGTTAGTCATGTTCATACGTACTGCATCTTCTACTTTAATCCAACGTGCTCCATCAAAACGGAACAATCTATTAGGCATAAAGTCTGTGCGTAAAAAGAAATCATCTAGACCAGCCGTTTCGGGAAATTGAATACCGTGTCCAAAATCGTATCCGTTTTGTGGGAAACCATCACCAACTAAAAATCCAGTATAGCCTGTTCTAACTGGACGTTTATTAGTTTCTAATGCTGTAATACTTGTAATGCTTGCATCAAGCTCAGAGGTGTTGTCTGCTGTATTAAGAGTAGTACGTCCTCGTTCGTCAACGGCCATTGTATAAAACTGTCGAGTTTCATAACCACTCTTAGGAGCATCTGCCTCAGCTTGTAATATTATTGCATCGTTAATCTGTAACTCTGCACCTCGTGTACTGAGTATTTCTCTAAGTGTTTTATCAATTGGATCACCGTTTGCATCAACCGCAGGCTTGTCAAGTATGTCAGCAAACTGTTGAGCATCTGTAATCTTTTTAAGTTTTAATCTATACAAATGAGGATACCATGTAGCACTAAATCCTTCACTAGCACGGCCTACATCTTCTATAACATAATATCGTGGCAAACCTATTTCATATTCGTTTAGTGCAAAATTATCACGTAAGTGTGGTAATTCTAACACATCTCCGCTTAATGGTTTGCGACCTACATACTTGACAAAATCATTAATATGTACAGTTAGATAAATTGTATCGTTATCAATAAACAATCCAAACTGACTTAAATTAAAATCAATGTTTTGTACATTGTAAATACCTCGAATTCTGTAAATCTCTTCGCTGTATTTTCGATCTCTGTTTTCTAAAAGTAACAAATCTTGTATGTTTGTTTCTTTAACAGCATCGTATATAGGCTGGTCTGCGGTACCTTCTGTGGCTATTTTAGGGCCTAGGTATTTGTGCAAGTATATGTCCGTACCGCCAACCTGAAACATCTCAGAAATTTGACGATCCATAAACTTATAATCTTGCCCTCTTTCGGGTTTGTATAATGATAAACGTGGCATAATGATATTTATCGTAAGATAAATATACTAGGAGAACTTATAATGGCAGATATTTACCCAACAAATCCAGGCGAATCCGACAGCACTATAGAGCGTAATAAAGTATTTGATTACGTTAAAACGATGCTGGCAGACGGTATGGTAGAAGTAGAGCTAGACCCTAAGCACATGGAAATTGCCCTAGATCGCGCACTTAATAAATTCCGTCAGCGCAGTTCTAATGCTGTGGAAGAAAGCTACATGTTTTTAGAATTAGAGCAGGATGTAAACGAATATCGCTTACCAAACGAAATCATTGAAGTTCAAAGTATTTTTAGACGTGCAGTAGGTTCACGTAGCGGTTTAGGTGCAGGTGGAACATTGTTCGAACCATTCAACTTGGCGTACACAAACAGCTACTTATTAAGCGGTAGTATGATGGGAGGACTAGCAACTTACGAAATGTTTGCCGGTTATCAGAAATTAGTAGGCCGTATGTTTGGTGCATACATAGAATTCAAGTGGCGTCAAAGCAACCATACACTAACCATTTTACAACGTCCGTTTGCCCAGGGTGAACAAGTATTATTACGTACACATAATTTCCGTCCAGATTTTATATTGCTACAAGATATCTATGCAAAACAATGGTTATACGATTATACGTTGGCAGTTTCGAAACTAATGCTAGGAGAAGCTCGTAGCAAGTTTGGAAGCATTGCTGGCCCTGGCGGTGGTGGAATCCAACTTAACGGAACTGCACTCAAAGCCGAAGGCGACAAGGAAGTCGAAAAACTTGAAAAAGAAATATACGATTACGTGCCAGGCGGAACCCCATTAACATTCGTAATTGGTTAAAAATTTCTTGACCTTGTAATAAATCTGTTATATACTAGAGTTACTTTAGGGGACTCTTATGATTATTGGTGTATGCGGATTTATTGGTTCTGGCAAAGATACTATTGCCGACTATCTTACAAATTATCACGGTTTTAGACGAGAAAGTTTTGCCAACACACTTAAAGATGCAGTTAGTATGGTGTTTGGTTGGGACAGAACTATGCTAGAAGGTCGCACTACACAAGCTCGTGCATGGCGAGAACAGGTAGATCCGTGGTGGAGTGAACGCCTTAACATGCCAAACTTAACACCGCGCTGGGTACTGCAATACTGGGGTACTGAAGTATGCCGCAAAGCATTCCACGATAACATCTGGATTGCAAGTTTAGAAAATAAACTCCGCAACAGCAAGGACGACATTGTTATTAGCGACTGTCGTTTTCCTAACGAAATTAAATCAATTAAAGAAGCAGGCGGCATTGTAATTCGTGTAAAACGTGGTGAAGAACCTGAGTGGTACGAAGATGCTATCAACGCTAATCGGGGAGAAAATGGTAACTTTTCCTGGGCAACTAGTCGTAGCAGACTTGAAAAACTAAACATACACGCTAGTGAAACTGCTTGGGTAGGTACAGATTTTGACCATGTTTTTACTAATGATGGTAGCATTGACGACTTATTTGCTAAAGTCAAAGGTCTGGTACAAGATCCCCTTGACGCCAACGAACGCCCTCTTTATGCAGGACTCGTTGGCAATTAGCACATACAGTTTTAAGATTAGAAGGCTTACAATTATTTAAATCACCGTCAACGTGAAAAACAGCAAATACTTCTTTGTGTGCTGATTTAAATCCGCACTTGTCACACGTGGGCTTTAACTTATAACCTGCACGATACCATCGTGCAATGCCAGCATACTTGCCACCTTTAAGGCAAGCTTCACATAATTTTCTATAGTAGGTCCTGCCGTTTTTAATATAATTAACGGCTGCTGGCCTATATCCGCAGGAACAAAGTGGTCTCATATTTTATTTAAGCCTTTTTGGTCCCTTTTCCATTGCCTATTACAGGTATAAAAAGCCAAAATCCACTAAATACAAATAGGAATATAGCATTCATGGAGATCACAAAATGGCTCAATTAAGTTCACCAGGCGTAAGCGTATCAGTTATAGATGAATCTTTCTATACGAGCGCAGCACCAGGTACAACCCCTTTAATTATTGTTGCATCTGAACAAGATAAAGCAAACGCTTCAGGTACAGGTACAGCAGTTGCAACTACACAAGCAAACGCTGGTAAAGTATATCTAATGACAAGTCAGAAAGACTTAGTAGATAACTTTGGCACACCGGTATTTAAAACCGATGCTAATAATAATGCAATACACGCTGGAGAACAAAATGAATATGGTCTCCAAGCAGCTTACAGTTATTTAGGTGTAAGCAATCGTGCTTATGTAATACGTGCGAATATTGACTTAGCAGAATTAGAAGCACAACCAAGTACACCATCTGGTTCACCAGAAGACGGACAACTGTGGTTTGATACAAGTAGTACAAAATTTGGTATTTTCCAATGGAATAGCTCTGCAGCAACTACAACTAGCGGACAAACATTTACTAATAAGATTCCATTGGTTATCACAGATGCTAC